TAAAAAACTACAAAACAATCAGCAACGCCGTGCAGATTACTGGCTTCTAATGAATATGTCAGACAAATACTTAACAGATATAGGAATTACACGTGGCGAAATCAAAAGCAAAATCTACCGTTAATGCAGCAGGTAACTATACTAAGCCTAGTATGCGTAAGTCTCTTGTGGCATCCGTTAAGGCTGGCGGCAAAGGTGGACGCCCCGGACAGTGGAGCGCACGTAAAGCTCAAATGGTTGCAAAGCAATACAAAGCTAAAGGTGGAGGGTATAAGTCGTGAAGGTAGAGGCACCTAAAGGTTATCATTGGATGAAACAAACTGATGGTAAAATGAAGTTAATGAAACATGCAGGTAAGTTTGTCCCTCACAAAGGGGCAAGCCTTACTGCTAACTTCGCCGTACAAAAGAAACACAATGGCAAAAAGTAAAAGCCAACAAAGTCTAAGTAAATGGACTAAACAAGATTGGAGAACTAAAAGTGGTAAACCTTCGACTCAAGGTTCTAAAGCTACAGGGGAAAGGTATTTACCTGCTGGCGCTATCAAAGCTATGGATGCTAATACTTATGCGTCCAGTAGCGCAAAGAAAAGAAAAGATACAAAAGCGGGTAAGCAATTTTCTAAGCAACCTAAAAAGGCGGCTGAAACTGCCAAACGTTTTCGGAGGGTCTGATGACATCCTTTGAAGAGGCAGACAAAAATAACACAGGTTCTATTGAGAAGCATGAATGGGACTTACTATTACTAGAAGACAAGCGTAGGAGAATAGAAGATGAGGACGCACATAGGGATCAAACTAGAAAGATGGCTTGGTTCGCTTTATGGGGAATGTTACTTTATCCTTTTGGTGTCATTGGCACAGGTGCGCTTGGCTTGGACAACGCATCGTCAATCATTGGCAGCATGGCTTCCATCTATTTTGTTTCTGTTGCTGGCGTGGTTTCTGTCTTTATGGGTGTAGGTACACTAGTAAAGAAGGGTCCAATTAAATGATACTAGGACAACTCTTTGGTGCAGTAGGTGGCTTGGCTACAACTTACCTTGATGGTAAAGTAGCTGTACAGAAAGCTAACGCAGAGATAAAAGTTAAACAAGCTACTGGTGAGATTGATTGGGACATTGAAGCAATCAAGGCTACACAAAATAGTTGGAAAGATGAGTGGATTACTTTACTTTTTTCTATCCCATTAATTTTAGCCTTTTGTGGTGATTGGGGAAATGAGATTGTACAGCGTGGGTTCTTAGCACTAGAGGTTATGCCAGCATGGTATCAGTACTCATTAGGCGGTATCGTAAGCGCAAGCATAGGAATAAGGTCAGTATCTAAGTTCTTTGGTAAAAAGTAATGTGGGTATTAATATGGCTACAACTTACTTCAGGCATGCCGCTTGATTATTTTCAACTAGGCACATACGATAATAAAAATATATGTGAGCAACAAAGAAAAAAAGCAGAAGTTATGATTGTACATAACGGTATATCTGTGCAGTGTATAGGAATAGACAATGGCAAAACTAAATGAAAGTTCTGAATTTACTATACCACTAAAAAATTTGTTAGCTTTAATTGCAGCTACTGCTATATCTGTATGGGCTTACTTTGGTATTATGGAACGTCTTGCATTTATAGAGCATGACATATCTATGATGCAAATAGAAGTAGAAGAAAATGATAACTGGATAGATGAGTTTAAACCACCCCCTGCCGTAATGGACAGTGTGGAAAGAGTAAGACAATTAGAAATAAAGATAAAAGAACTGGAACTTAAACTAAAGTTTTTTGTAGCTTCAAGGAGAGGATAACAATGGCCTACGGAATTAAAACTACGCATACAGATTTTAGAAAAAAGGGATTGTTTAGCGCACCTAAAACATCTCTTCGTCCTAAGACAAGAGGAGATATTAAAGCTGAAAAAGCTATAGAAAGTGCTGACCGTATTTCTAAGATGAAAGCAAAAGAAGATGCCGCTGAAAAAAACAGAAAAGATGCAGAAATTGTAGACAAAGCTGTAAACGAAGCAATGAAATATAAAAAGTAACAGGAACTTATAATGGCATTTAAACTATCACAACGCAGCCTTGATAAACTAAAAGGTGTAGACAGTGACTTAGTTGCAGTTGTAAAACGTGCAATTAAATTAACTAAAGTAGACTTTGGTGTAATCTATGGTATGCGTACAGAAGAAGAACAAAAGAAACTTGTAGCGGCAGGTAAATCACAGACTATGAAATCTAATCACCTAGTAGGTAGGGCAGTAGACCTTATGGCATACGTAGACGGTAAGGGTGTATGGGAACTAAACGTATATGATGATTTATGTGACGCAATGAAGGAAGCAGCAGAAGAACTAGGTACACCCGTTAAGTGGGGTGCAGCTTGGTCTGAAGGAGATATACGTACATATCCCGGCACTGCAGAAGAGGCAATGATGAAGTATATTGATCTTCGCCGTAGTCAGGGACGTAGACCATTTATTGACGGTCCACATTTTGAGTTGATGTAAAAGGAAGTAATATGGCACGTGAGTTAACGGAACGGCAACAAAAGTTTTTAGCGGTCCTTATGGATGAGGCAGGTGGTGACATTACTACCGCTAAGAAGATGGCTGGATACTCACCTAATACTACTAACACAGAAATTACTAATAGTCTCAAGGAAGAGATACTTGACGTAACACATAGCTATCTTGCACGTAATGTACCTAAAGCTGCAATGGCTATGGTAGGTGCACTGTATGATCCTACTGAGTTAGGCATACGTGATAAGATGGCTGCAGCAAAAGAACTACTAGATCGTACTGGTCTTGTTAAGACAGAGAAGATGCAAGTAGAAGCAAAGGGTGGTGTCATGTTAATGCCAGCTAAAGCAGTAGAAGAAGAAATGTGTGTATGTGGAAATGGTATAAGTGAATGTATGTGTAATGACTAAACCAGTAGGTAAGTGGAAATTACCTCAACCGACAGACCTAAAAGAAGACAATGTATGGGTCTCAATCCCACGTGTAGCAAGAACAATTCCATTTGGATACGAAATAGATCCAGAAGATAGCAGAATACTCTTGCCAATTGACTACGAACTTGATATGCTTGAGCAAGCAAAGAAATACATAAAGCAGTATTCATATCGAGAAGTAGCGAACTGGCTTACCAGAAATACGGGTAGGTCAATCTCACACGTAGGATTAAAGAAACGGTTGGACAATGAGCGACAAAGAAAAAACAAAGCTGGAAGCCTACGCAGATGGGCAGACTATGCAAAAAAGGCAATCGCCAAAGCGGAAGAAATCGAAGCCAAAAGAGTCGGTGCAAAAGAAGAAGCGAGTAACGAAGGTCAAGAAAGAGCAGCCTAGCCCTGCAGTAATACTAGAAAAGTTTACTGACAAGATTGAAGAAGAATACAATGTAATCTTTAAACCTAATGATGGGCCACAGACAGATTTTCTTGCCGCAAGTGAACGTGAAGTACTATATGGTGGCAGTGCAGGTGGTGGTAAATCGTATGCAATGCTTGCAGATCCACTACGCTACATGGGCAATCCTGCATTTTCAGGTTTATTATTACGACATACTACAGAAGAACTAAGAGAACTTATCACTAAATCACAGGAAATGTATCCAAAGATTTGGCCCGGTATTAAATGGTCAGAACGTAAGATGCAATGGACTGCACCATCAGGTGCTAAACTGTGGTTAAGTTACTTAGATAAAGATCAAGACGTTACAAGATACCAAGGTTTAGCATTTAGTTGGATTGGCTTTGACGAACTTACACAGTGGGCTACACCTTTTGCTTGGTCTTACATGCGCAGTCGCTTGAGATCGGCAGACCCTACCCTTCCTCTTTCCATGAGGGCAACTACTAACCCCGGTGGAAGGGGTCATGGTTGGGTAAAGAAAATGTTTATTGATCCTGCACCTGCAGGTAAATCATACATAGCTACAGACATTGAAACAGGAGAACAGTTAAAGTATCCTGCAGGACATGAGAAAGCAGGAAGACCATTATTCAAACGTAGGTTTATACCTGCAAGACTAAAGGACAATCCTTACTTAGCACAACAAGGTGACTACGAAGCAATGCTTTTATCGTTACCAGAACAACAACGAAGACAGTTACTAGATGGTGATTGGGATATTAAAGAAGGTGCAGCCTTTACAGAGTTTAACAGAAGTATACACGTAGTTGAACCCTTTGTTATTCCTAGTAACTGGGTAAAGTTTAGAGCCTGTGACTATGGATATGGAAGTTATACAGGTGTACTTTGGTTTGCAGTTAGTCCTAGTGAACAGTTGGTAGTATACAGAGAGTTATATGTATCAAAGGTTCTTGCAGTTGACTTAGCTGACATGGTGCTTGAGGAAGAGGCTGGCGATGGTAACATGCGTTACGGGGTTCTTGATAGTTCTTTGTGGCATAAACGTGGTGATACTGGCCCTTCTTTGGCAGAACAAATGATTATGCGTGGATGTCGTTGGCGTCCATCGGATAGAAGTAAAGGCTCACGTGTAGCAGGTAAGAATGAAATACATAGACGTTTACAGGTAGATGATTTTACAGAAGAACCAAGGCTAGTATTCTTTGACACTTGTAGAGAAACAATATCACAATTACCTGCAATACCTCTGGATAAAAAGAACCCAGAAGATGTAGATACACACTCAGAAGACCACTTGTATGATGCTCTAAGATATGGTATTATGTCAAGACCAAGATTTAGTATATGGGATTACGATGTTCGTGGCACTCCTACAAACAGTATGCCAGTAGCAGATTCTAAATTCGGATATTAAGGAAACCTAGATGGAAGAAGATAACACATTTATTGAAGACGAGTCAATTGTATTAGAAGATACAGATGAGTCTAATGTAGACGATTATAAAACTAATAACATTATTCCTTACATTCAAAGTAGGTATAAACGTGCAGAAGATTATCGTCAACAAGATGAAACTCGTTGGTTAGATGCCTATAGAAACTACCGTGGTATATACGGACCAGACGTACAGTTTACAGAAGTAGAAAAATCTAGGGTATTTATTAAAGTAACTAAAACAAAAACTCTTGCGGCGTATCAACAGTTAGAGTCCGTAATGTTTGCAAATAATAAGTTTCCTCTTACGGTTGACCCTACAGAATTACCAGAGGGTGTAGTTGCAGATGTACACTTTGACCCTGCAGAACCTGATCAAATTAAAGAATCAGACGTAGACAAAGAAGTAAGTCCTTATGGATATAAAGGTGACGGTAAAGAATTACCTGCAGGTGCAACTGCTAAAACTCTTGGTGAGATGTTAGGATCTTATACAGATAAACTACAAGACATTGATGGTTTAAAAGAAGGTGTAGGTCTTACCCCTACTGCAGTTACATTTAGTCCTGCAATGGTTGCAGCAAAGAAAATGCAAAAGAAAATACAAGATCAACTAGAAGAATCTAATGCAAGTAAACACCTTCGCAATACTGCATTTGAAATGGCTCTGTTTGGTACAGGTGTAATGAAGGGTCCATTTGCCGTAGACAAAGAGTATCCACAATGGGATGAAGACGGTAACTATAATCCTATAATTAAAACAATACCACAGGTATCGCACGTATCCGTGTGGAACTTTTATCCAGATCCTGATGCCAATAATATGGATGAAGCTCAGTATGTAATTGAGCGTCATAAGATGTCCAGATCACAGATTAGACAACTTAAACAACGTCCTTTCTTTCGTAACTCAGTAATTGATGAAGCTATTGAACTAGGTGAAAATTACAACAAAGAATCTTGGGAAGATGATCTATCTGACTACGCACCTGAACATGGCGTAGAAAGATACGAAGTACTAGAGTATTGGGGTACAGTAGATGTATCTATGCTTGAAGAACAGGGAGTAGATATACCCTCTGAACTTAGCGAAGTAGATGAGTTACAAGCTAATGTGTGGATTTGTAACAACAAAGTATTACGAATGGTTATTAATCCATTTAAACCTGCACGTATTCCTTACCATGCTGCACCTTATGAGCTAAATCCTTATTCATTCTTTGGTGTAGGTATAGCTGAAAATATGGACGATACACAGACCCTTATGAATGGTTTTATGCGTATGGCTGTAGACAATGCCGTACTGTCAGGTAACTTATTGATTGAGGTTGATGAGACTAACTTAGTGCCGGGGCAGGATTTATCTGTGTATCCCGGCAAAGTGTTTAGGCGTCAAGGTGGCGCACCCGGACAGGCAATCTTTGGTACTAAGTTTCCTAATGTATCAGGAGAAAATTTGCAGTTGTTTGATAAAGCACGTGTACTGGCAGACGAAAGCACTGGCTTTCCTAGCTTTGCACATGGGCAAACAGGTGTTACAGGTGTAGGGCGTACAGCTTCAGGCATATCAATGCTTATGGGTGCGGCACAGGGTAGTATTAAGTCCGTTGTCAAAAACATTGACGATTACTTATTGCGCCCTCTAGGGGAGGGTCTATTTCGCTTTAATATGCAGTTTGACTTTGATCCTGATATTAAAGGTGACTTAGAAGTTAAAGCACGTGGTACTGAAAGTCTTATGGCTAACGAAGTACGTAGTCAACGCCTTACACAATTTATGCAAATTGCTTCAAGTCCAGCACTTGCACCGTTTACTAAATTTCCATACATCATTCGTGAGATTGCAAAATCTCTTGAACTTGATCCAGACAAAGTTACCAATAACATGGATGAAGCTGCAATACAGGCAGAGATAATGAAAGGCTTCCAACAAGAACAACCTACCCCAGAAGAAGGACAACCACAAGTAGACCCATCAGGAACAGGTGGAGCTACTATAGGAACAGGTGGAGTACCATCACCGGGACAGGAAGGATTTACAGGAAATGCGCAACAACAACAACCTACTCAACAACCTCAAGCCGCTGGTGGTCAACCAGCAGGAATGGGACCAGTTCAATAACTACATAGAAGATTTAATTAAACAACAACACAAAACTATAGAACAAGCAGAAGATAGTACTGTAGTTTTTCGGGCGCAAGGTTCTATACATACTTTGCGTAGATTACTTTTACTTAGGGATGAGGTACTAAAAAATGGCTGATTACGGAGGACCACTTAAAAATAGTGAAAGAAAAAATTCTCGACTTGAGGGAATGGCCCCACCTAAACAAACTGAAATAAATTCTCGACTTGAGGGAATGGCTCCACCTAAACAAACTGAAATAAATTCTGCAGAGTATGATGGAAAAGAACAATTTGTTATTGATTTTAAAGATGGTAAACGACTTACTGCACTTCAAATTAAACAGATGTTTAATGAGTCGGGTACTGCTCCTGAAACTTTTGTGGATTCAGTTACTTCACGCATGATTACAGATTATATAAAAAAAAATAACCCAACAAAAAATCAATTTATAAAATACTTTTCATCTATAGACTTAAATAGAGGTGGAGCAATACCAATGAATAATCAAATGGAACTATTTGGTGAAGGTGGCCTCAAAGATGAAGGTGGCATGGTAGATGAAGTCTCTGGTAATGAAGTACCTGTAGGCGGCACTAAAGAAGGTGTACGTGATGACATACCTGCTAACGTCAGTGAAGGTGAGTTTATATTTCCAGCCGATGTAGTTCGTTTTGTAGGGCTTGACAAACTTATGCAAATACGTCAAGATGCTAAAATGGGATTAAAACAAATGGAAGCTATGGGCCAGATGGGTAATTCTGATGAGGCAACTATGGATGATGACATGCCATTTGGTATGGCTGATCTAGTAGTTGTAGGTGAAAAAGGCGAACCTATGGAGTTTGCAGATGGTGGGTTTGTACCTGTGCAAACTTTTCAAGTAGGCGGTGTACCTAAAAAACTTACATTTAAAGATTTAATGGGAGGTAATGAACCTGAGTTAGTATTATTTGTAAATGCCGCTGGTGAAAAATTAATGGTTCCTTTTGTAAACGGAGTTCCCTTGTTTCCTATACCAACAGGGTACACTGTTTTTGTTCCAGTAGAAGGAGAAGAAGTAACTGCAGAAGATGCAAACATTGCAAAAGTAGTAAATGCTCTTAATACTCCACGTGCAGAAAAAGAATATGATCCAATGAAAGGTGTTAATACAAAACCTATTAACTGGATGGATCCTGATATGGATGGTAGTTCCTTTTTAGAAAAATTAAAAACTTCAAATATGTATGGTACTGCTCGTACTGTTATGGAAGTAGGATTAGCATTTGTTCCTGCTTTAGGTTTTTTAGGAAAAATGGCATTTAGGCATCAAGATAGAGCAGTTTTAGATGCAATAGAAGAAAGAGCAAAACGAGGTGACTTTAATACTCCTGAGTTACAAGAACAAGCTGTACTTGCCGCTGAAGCAATAGAAAAAGCAAGTAGTTCTGTGCTGGGTAAAGTGTTTGATGCTGTAGGTGGTTTATTAGGAAAAGAAAAAGATGAAATAAATGCCGCTGTAAGAATACAAAATGCAATAAATGAAGCAGTTAAAAACGGTTTAGGTATAGTAAAAACTGATAACGGTGGCATAGGTTTCGATTTTGATTATTCTGAGTTTTATGATGCTGAAGGAAATTTAAAAACTGATACTACAGTTACAAGCCCTGCTATAACTTCTACTGGACCTGACGATGGTTTACGAAATAATTCTACAGTTACAAGCCCTGCTATAACTTCTACTGGACCTGACGATGGTTTAAGAGGTAGACCTAACGATGGTCTTACACCAAACACATTTGGTGAGTTCGGTAGACCTATAGAACCATCAACTCAAACAGCACTTGTTTCTCAAGTTAGATCTGAAATAGATCAACAAAAAAAGTTTCCTTTAACAGTGTCTAACGCAGGTAAAGGTGCAGCTTCAACATTAGTTGATCCACGAGGAACTAAACAAGGAGATTTAGGATTTAGTTCTTTAAATGACTTAAATACTAAAGCAGGTATAACTCCTGCATCTAGCACTGCATCTGATCAAACAATTAATATATTAAAAAATACATCACAAACTAGTTATGATCCATATGCAAATATTTTAAAAGTTAAACCGTCTACCGTTACACAACCTGTTAAAATTGTACCACTAAGTAGCGTTCAAGCAGTTCAATTAGCAAAAGATAAAGATGATGACTTTGATTTAGGAGATACAGCTAGAAATATATTTAACTTTTTTAAAGAAAACATACCGGGTAGAACAATTGATGCTGCAGGAAATTCAATAACAGATACTAGCTCACCTGTTGTAAAAACAGGAGATGGTGGTATTGCAGAAGCTCAAGCTATTAGAGAAAGACAAGCTAGACAGTCAGACGATGAAAGACAGGCTGAAAGAGAAGCTGCAAGAGCAGCTACAAAAACTACAAAATCTGCAACTAAAGATTATACAAAAAAAGAAGCAAAGGCTGCAACAGATAAGGCAGTAGAAAAATTCGGTAGAGCTACTGGCCCAAGAGCAATAGGTGGTTTAATTAACAAACCTAAAGCAAAGAAAACAAAAACAACTAACAAGCGTGGATTAGCGGCACGTAAGTAATCTGCTAAATATGAACTGGCTACTCACCCCCCTTACAACACATAGGCTACGGTGGCCCCAGTAAACAGGAACCAAAATGGAAAATCAAATAGTAGAAGCAAAAGAAGCACCTAAGACAATGATGATGCAACGTAAAAGCAGGGTGCAAGAACGAGTAGAAGAAGATGAAGCAGAATTAAAAGAGTTACTTGCAAAACAAGAAAATACGGAAGTAGAAGTTAAAGAAGAAGTAGAACCAGATAATGCGGAAGAAAGAAGTTATAAGAAGCGTTATGCAGATTTACGTAGAGGATCACAGAAAGCTAAAGAAGATTTAGAACAACGTATTAATGCTTTAGAAACACAACTTAAACAAAGTGCAGCACAAGAAATTAAACTTCCTAAGTCAGATGAAGACATTGATACTTGGGCAAAAGAATATCCAGATGTAGCTGCTATTGTAGAAACTATTGCAATTAAAAAGGCACGTGAACAACAGGCAGGTCTAGCAGATAAAGTAAAAGAAATAGATGAGATGCGTGAGACTGCCTCACGTGAACGTGCAGAAGTAGAGTTATTAAAAGCTCATCCTGACTTTGGAGAAATACGTGACAGTGATGAGTTTCACGATTGGGCAGAAGAACAGCCTAAGTGGGTACAGGAAGCTCTATACGAAAATGATAACGATGCAAGGTCTGCATCACGTGCAATTGATTTGTACAAAGCAGATATGAACATATCAACAAAAAAACCTAGCAACAACAAAGATGCTGCTAAGTCTGTAAGTACTCGTAATAGTAGAAGTCAACCCGATGCTACAGCTAACAATAATAAGTTATCTGAATCAAAGGTAAATAAAATGTCTACTAAAGAGTACGAAAAACATCAAGACGAAATCATGGAAGCTATACGAAGTGGTAATTTTATTTACGATATTTCGGGTAGCGCACGATAAAGTACTTGACAATACGAGTATAAAGTATATAACTATATACATTAGGTTTAATGCAGCCCCCTATTTTTTGGGCCACCTGCATTAGCCTTTCTTCACAAACATAAATAGTTCTAGCGATTACCTAATATCTTTGGCCCGTTACATAGAAGGTTGGCCGACCCTCTATACTAATGTTACCCAACAGAGTTAGCCTCATTAAAAACGATTTTAGTTTGTATCTGTGTCTCAATGCAAAGGATATTACAATGGCATTTACGACAGCTACGGGTTATGGAAATCTACCTAACGGTAATTTTAGCCCGGTCATTTACAGCAAACAGGTACAGCTTGCGTTCCGCAAAGCTACTGTCTGTGGTGACATTACTAACTCTGATTACTTCGGAGAGATAAGTGGTCAAGGCGATACCGTCAAGATCATTAAGGAACCAGAAATTTCTGTTTCGCAGTATGCACGTGGCACAAATGTCACAGCACAGGATTTACAGGACGAAGACTTCTCATTAGTCATTGACAAAGCTAACTATTTTGCTTTCAAAATGGACGATATTGAAGAAGCTCATAGTCATGTAAACTTCATGGATCTCGCATCTAATCGTGCTGCATACCGTCTAGCAGATCAACATGACCAAGAAGTTCTTGGGTACATGGCTGGTTATGCACAGTCTTCATTGCACTCACAAGCTGATGGACTGAACTCAACTGTAAACGGTACTAAAGCAGTATCTACTGCCGGGTCAAATGAGTTGCTATCTTCTATGCAGCTTCATAAAGATGACTTCGGCAATATTACTACAAGCTCTGCAGGAACACACTCTATTCCTTTAGCTGCTCGCCTGCCGGGTGCAACTGCACTTCCAACTGCTACAGCTTCACCAGCAATGGTTGTTGCTCGTATGGCTCGTTTGCTTGATCAACAGCAAGTTGACAAACAAGGGCGTTGGATTGTAGTCGATCCAGTATTTATGGAAATTCTTGCAGATGAAGATTCACGCTTTATGAACGCAGATTTCGGTGAATCAGGTGGATTGCGTAATGGTCTTGCCATTAACAACTTCCACGGCTTTCGTGTATATTCTTCGTCTAACCTACCATCCGTAGGTACTGGACCGGGAACTACAGGTAGTGCAAACCAACTAACCAACTTCGGTGTCATCGTAGCTGGTCACGATTCTGCTGTTGCAACTGCGGAGCAAATCAATAAGACAGAAACATATCGTGACCCTGACAGCTTTGCTGACATTGTTCGTGGTATGCATCTATACGGCAGGAAGATTCTTCGTCCAGAAGCTATCGTTACTGCTCGTTATAACGCAGCGTAAGGGGGATATAAATTATGGCTACTTATGACATGACTTCCGTTGATACCGCTGGTGTTGGAGCAAACGTTTTAGCTGTTCCAACTAACGTTGGTAACACTGTACGAACCATTGAAGCAATCCTAGATATTGATGCAATGGTAACTGCAGGTTACTCTGGTGCAGATGGAGACATCTTTCAATTACTTGAAATCCCTGCCGAATCAGTAGTGGTTGCTGCTGGTGCAGAAATCATGAAGTCTTTTACTGCAAGTTGTACTTGTAATATTGACTTTGCTGGTGGAGATGACATTATTGATGGTGCTGCTCTTGATGCTGCCGCTGGTACGTATCTTGCAAAAGGTACTAATGGCGAAGCTAACATTGTAAATACAGGAGCAGCTTCAACTTTTGCTGCCGCTGCACTTGCATGTGTTGGTGCTGCAGATACTATTGACGTAGTTGTTGCGGGTGCTGCACCTGCTACTGGACGTTTACGGGTATACGCAGTAATTGCTGACGTTTCTGCCGCAATGACAGAAGCTGCAGTTGCACAGCGTGATCAAGTATAATACTAAACACTTCTTTGGGGCTGGCATGTCGCTGGCCCCATTGACGCATCTAAAGGAAACTTAATGGCATATACATACTTAGATATTACAAATGAAGTCATTGCTCGTTTTAATGAGGTTGCTCTTACATCTTCTAACTTTACTGCAGCTAGAGGATTTCAAATACAATGTAAAAATGCAATAAATGATTCTATTGATTATATTAATACCAGTGCATACAGTTGGCCCTTTAATCATTCTACTAAAACAGATACACTTGTTGCTGGTACTACCCGATATAGCATACCTACTACGGCTAAACATGTAGACTACGATACTTTTAGACTTGTAAAAGATGATTCATTAAGTGTAGGTGGTGGTAGTTTAAACGTTTTAGATTACAAAGATTACCTAGATAGTTTTGTTACACAGGAAGATCAAACAGATGTAGGTAGTGTACCTCGT